TGAATACCGGCTGTCTGCGTTAACCGGCGGCTGAATGTCTGGATTGCTCTCCAGAAACTGTTTGAAGTTTCCTTGGTGGATGCGACGCTCAAGCAGATCGTAGCTGCCATGCTCATCCAGAAACTTCGTGAAAGAGTCCCAGTCGGGTGCCCAGTAGCGGGTGCGAACAGTCCGCGACGCCGTACCATACGGAGTCTTGATGCTGTCCAACCCATGCTCTTTTGTGAGTTCGAGCAGTGCATGCTCAATCTTGTCCATCTTCTCGCGCAGCGCGCCATCCTCCTCTTCGTACTTGTGCTTGAGTTCGGCACGAGCATCGCGGAGTTTGACATACGCTGCAACCAGCTTGCCTGTATCCATGATTGTGTCTCCGAAGTTGTTGAGTGGGCTAGGATTTTATTTCGCTTTCGTACAATGCAACCAATGTCTTTTGGTTAGCTTCTTTGGATTCTAGCGCATCATATACCTTCTTTTCAACCTCTGAGCCGTATATTTTGATCACAGTCATCTTGTTTTCTTGTGACGGCCTGTTAATACGCTCATTTGCTTGTAGCCACGTTTCAACTGATGCAACTGGGCCGAACCAGACGATTGTGTCAGCAGCGGTCAGCGTCACACCATGCGATGCGCTTTGTGGCTGGATGACCAGCACCTGCGGGTCTTCGCTCTCCTGAAAGTCCTTGAATATCTTAGTCCGCGCTTTCATCGACACCGATCCGTTAACAATCTCTGCGCTAAACCCATCCTTGCGCAGTCTGTCAGCCACTATGTCGATGGCATGTTTAAACGGCACGAAAACGATGACTTTGTTGGCGGCCTCTTGCACAACCTCTGAGACTTCATCCAGCCGGTTTTTGGCATCGAACTGAATGACCTCGCCCTCATCTGAGTACACCGCCCCGCTACTAATCTGGAGTAGCTTATTCAGTCCTGCCGCTGCATGCACCGCGCTGATACTCTCACCTGCCGCCTCAATCATCATTTGCTTTTTAAGCTGTTTGTAATACTTCTTCTGCTGCGCGGTCAGGTCGATCTCTCGGGTAACATACGTCACAGGGGGCAAGTCTAGGCAGTCTGCCTTTGTGTAGCGGATAGCTGGCTGCAGTGCAGCTCTGACCATCTTTGTCGCGTCTGGCGCGGGTATCCACTTGAACTGTGTAACGCGGATCATTACGCGGTTTTTCCACGCAGTGAAGTACGGCGGTACGCGCTGCGGAGCGGCAAGTTTAGCTAGGCCGTAAGCATCGACCGGGCTCTGCGCGGCGGGGGTGCCAGTCAACATCCAGAGCTTCATTTCTGGTTTAAGAATTTTGTTGAAAGACTTCCAGCGACGGGTAGTAGCGGTTTTAAGGAAGTTAGCCTCGTCAGCCACGATAAGATCAAACTTGCCCTGCAACTCCTCTTCCATAATTGGTATGCCATCGTAATTGATAATGACAAATTCGTAGTCACCGTTGATAATTTTTTTGCGTGTTTTTTGCGGGCCGTGTGCAACAGCCGCCGTCCGGTGCATGGCAATTTTGAATATGTCGGTCATCCACGCCGAGTGCATGATGGAAAGCGGACTTACAATCAATACGCGCTTTATGTCGCCGACGCTCATCAGGTAGTCAGCAGCCCAGATCACAGCGCCAGTCTTTCCCGTCCCTTGCTCGCTGAAGCAGAACGCGCGGTTGTTCGCGGCTAAAAAGCTGGCTGTCTGGCGCTGGTGATCATACGGTTTATAGATGCCCGGCCAGTCATAGTCTCGCAGTATCGGGGAAGGTGTCTTGCTAAGGCCGAGGTTGGCCAGTTTGCGGGTATTGCCCAGCGTCCAGTTAACCAGCACCTTCTCAGCACCGTCTTCATCCGTACCAACGTGCTTGCTTTGTTTGATGTGTTTAGTGATTTTGTCGTGGTCACGCACGCGGACCAACAAACCACGGTTGTCGACTATCTCCACTTGTTCATCCTTTTTCCTAATTAGGAGGCCAAACAAACCCCACATTCTGCTTTTACAGAACGGCGCAGGTCAGGTTACGGCGATGAGGGGTGGGGCGTCAAGAGGTGGTTCGGGAGGACGGATTCGAACCGAGTCACTTCTGAATTCAAAGTCCAGCGTTCTACCAATTAAACTACTCCCGATTTGATTCCTTTAACCCTGCTTCTCTTGCCAATGAAGTTTTTTGTGGCAGTTTGCGCATAAAACAACACATTTACTTATTTCATTTTCTATGGTTTTAACTGCGCACATCCTATTCGTAGATATGCCGATATTGAAAGACTTATTACTCGGGTCTTTGTGGTGAAACTCTAGCGTCGCAATATGATTTTCACCGCATAAACTGCATGCAAGATTTTCCTTCACTGAATATAAGTATTCTCTAATCTTTTGCTTTCTGTTTTTGTTTTTGTAATAAAACCTCTCTTTGTTTTTTCTGTAATAAAGTTTTTGATACTCTTTATTACATTCTTTGCAGTACGAAGTAAAAGTACCATAGTTTTTCTTATTAAACTCGTCTAGCGCTTTTGTCTCTTTGCACTTGCCACATTGTTTTTCATCCATAAGTACGCCCAAAGTCTGCTGTCCTACCGTTAGACGACCCCCGATCAGAAACTTACTTCATCCGGGCGGACTTGGTGCGGGGGTAAGATCGGTTCTTCTTGGCTGACGACACGCGCATGTTGCTGCGCTTTGTGGTGCTGCCGCCCTTACTGAGCGGCTTCTTGTGGTCAACGTCCTTGCCGTCGCCCTTACGCACCTTGCCTTCCTTCATCAACTTGTAGCGGGCACGGTTACGCGCGGCCCGGCGTGCTTTGACTTCAGGCTTGCTGTCGTACTTGCGCTCTTTGCTGTAGTCCCGAGGATTTCTAGGCACTTCACGTCCTCCCGTTAAACTCACACGTCACAACCGGGCACCACTTGCGGCAAAGGCCATTGGGGTTAGGCGGCCAGTTATCGTTCTCAAAAGCTGCATCAAGGATCGCCGTTCGCTGATCCCACCGCTGCCAGAGCTTGTCTGCTTCCTCACGATTATACTTGCCCTTGACGACCACGTCGTGCAGGAGGAAAGCAAGCGCCGCCTTAACCTGCGTCACCTCGGGGAAATACTCGAACACCATCAGCGCCATCAGCTCAAGCTGCTTCTTGTCCGGGTACTTGGCGGAACCAGTCTTGTAGTCCACCACTCGCGCTTTATCCCCGTTAACAATTACAAGATCAGCGATGCCACGCACCCAAACATCCTTAGCCTTAAAGTCAGTCAGCTTGCGATCTGCGGTAAGTGCCATTTCCAACTCGCAGTGCTTGTCGCCGGGGATGTTGTTCAGGGCGTCCAGCGCAGGCTTAAACTGCTCCATGCCTTTAGGCAATGGTTCACCATCCCTGATGTACTTCTCAGCGGCTAGATGAACTTTCTTGCCATAGATAGTCTGCTCTGTCTCTTCAAACGGATAGAGCTTTTCGACCTTTTCGGCGTGATACTTGCGCGGGCAAGTCTCAAAAGTCTTTAGCGCGCTGAAACTCCAAGCCTTTCTCATCATTTTGCGGAGCCGTAGTCGCTGGCAATATCGCCTTCTGACGATGTTATCAGCTCCGGCCACCAATCCACACCCGCGCACATGATGTTCTGCATGAACTCAAGCGCTTCTTCAGCCTCAGCCTCATCGACCACCAGTATCACTTCGTCATGCACGGTGTGGGCAATCGGGTAACGCTTCTGAATTTTCAGCATCATGTCAGACAGCCCCTCTCGGGCGAGGTGCTGGACAATGTTTTCCGTCACTTTTCCCGCGTATATCCGCGCCTTCTTTCGCCCGTGGCCGTACACCCACTCCGAGCGCCCAGTTTCCTCGTTGGTTTCTTCACGCAGATCGGGGTAGCGGATCATGCCAAGTGGTGTTTTGATCCCACCTTCAGCTGTCTTGCACAGACCCCACGGGTCGATGCCAACGCCATAGTGCTTATAGTAAATGTGAGAAAGCGCGTCGTGGCAGGTGCGCCAGCCGGATGCTATGCGCCCGTATTCGTTTCGCCACTTTGCAACGATCTCTTCTGACTCCTCAAGGCTGAGATCGACACCACCCATTAGTCGGGCAACTTTCTGGAACGCGCCAGCACCAGCACCAAAGCCAAGCCCCAAATGCGCTACCTTGCCAACCTGCCTCTCAGCCTTTGTCACATCGTCCCAATCTTTCTTATATAGCTTAGCGGCGAAGTCTTTATACAGATCAGCCTTGTGCGGGTCTTGCTGGTACAGCGCCATGCTGGCGGGCTCTTTCCACAGGAAATGGTTAACCCGGAGCTCAATGCCAGACAAGTCAGCGACCACCACACGCTTACCTCTAGGTGCGCGCATACACTTGCGCAGTGCATCAGAAGGCTTAGGGCTCTTGGGGTTCACGCGTGGAAGATTCTGCTGATTCATCTTCATGGTGCCCGACCAACGTCCGGTGTTATCTGCACCGTAATAGTTAAGGGCAATCGGCAGGTAGCCACCTACGGCGCGACCACAAGCAAGGAACTGCTGAATGCGAGACGCAAGGATCGTACTCTTCACACCAAGCCGGGCACTGGCAGCGGCAGCCACCTCAATGTCCTCATGCTCCTGCAGGGCAAGAAAGTCTTCGTCGGTCTTGGCAAGTGCGGGAATCTGCTTCTCAGGGTTAGACGGCGATTCTTTCATCGGTACCGGCACACCCTTGCTCTCTAAGAACTTTGCGAACTTCGGCGCACTGGCAAGAATTTTCTTTGACTCCTCAATCAAATCAGCCTCCCTCATGCCGCCAGCGACCTCCGGCATCAAAGCCTCAGCCACTTTCAGTAGCGTCGCTTCCTGCTCGTCCTGAATCTTCTCCAGCGTGTCTTCAAGTAGCGCTTCGTTCATCTCAAACCGGGGCTCGACCAGCATGCGGATGGTCATGTCGATCAAACGCAACTCACGCAAGCCAAGACGTGGGGCCAGCTTGCAAGTCTGTGCGATTAACCCATGCCTGAATCTCATCTTCCCCGAACAGCACAAACGTCTCGCCATCATCACCCTCTTTAATAGCGACAGACTGAATCTCAGTCTCGGGGTGCATGATATACTCGACCGGGTGAATCTTGGTCAGGCTGTGGTCTTGTGACCAAAACGTCTCAAAGTCTAGGTAAATCCGTTTCACGCTGTACTCCTAATTAGGAACTTGTAAGAGCTACTTAAAGACCGCCCACAAAAGCATCGCTGCTATCACGCCAAGTAAAAGTCCCACCCCAGCAGCGAGGGCGGCTAGTGCAATCGACAACACACTACACATCGCTAGTCTCCTTTGGCCCGTTGGCGAATATGGCGCTCCAACTCTTGCATGTCGGCGATCTGCTGGCGCGCATGATCAGTCTTTAGGTACTCGCGCAGGTCTAGCCGCAACGAACCGCTGCGGGTGACGTGCAGCCAAGGCGGAGCCTTGCTCATCCCTGTTCTCCTTTGGCTTTGCAGGCGGCGTACCAAGCAACATTTTCTGCCAATGCTTTTGCTTGTCCAACTGTTTCAGAAACTGAGTCCAGCATATCTAACGCAGCTAGCATGTCCGCGTGCTGTTCAAGAACCGCATCAATCGCCTCGCCAATTTCTTGCGCCGTAAAATCAAGGTGCTCGATGTCACCACGCCGCCACTGGTTGTAGAGCCTGAGCAGCTCGGCGTGCTTGTTCATCCCCACCCTCCTATAGCTTCTCGGATAGCCTCTTCGGCAAACTCTTTCTTCTCACCTTCAGGCATATCTTCGACGCACAAGATCAAAGCCTCTAGTAGCTTCGGCGCAGCCGCCAGTAACGGCCCGTTATACTGCGCCTTCTTGCCACGGTGAACTTTGCAGATAGTCTCGCCTGTCTCCGACACTACTTGTCGGGAGTTTGATGGCCTGTACTCCCAGTCTCCCGGTGTGATCCCCTTCATAGTCCCTTCATTACCTCTTCTAGCTCGTCTAAGTTGTTAGCGTCGATGACTACACCGACACCACCTGTCGTATTGATCTGATTCAGATTCTTCTGCTGCAGCGCCGTGGGGCCACGCTTCTTTGCGTCTGCCTTGACCTCAATGCCAAGGAACCTGCCATTACAGCACGCAACAATGTCTGGCACACCACTGGCACCAAAGCCGCCCGTGACAGGGTAGAAGTAGTAAGCGCTGTGCTGTTTTAGAATCTCAACGACTTTCTTCTTCACCTTTTTCTCTGGCGTGTCAGCCATTACACGACTCCCTTGCTTTCAGTTGCCCCGCGCTGATTGTTATAACGACCACGCACGGCATAGCTCGCATCAGCAGGTACGCGCTCGCCCTCCCAGAACACCATCTGGCCGATCTTCATGCCGGGCTTCAAGCCAAGTGCGTTAGCCTGCAGCGCGTTAATCAGCTCAAGAGTCAACGTGGCGTTGTTAAATCCGGGGTCAGCCCAGCCAGCCAACACATGGTTAAGCCCTGCACGGGCAAGCGACGACTTCAGCTTGAACTCACAAGCAATCCAGTCCGGCAGGTGGAAAATCTCGCGGGTCTCAGCGAGGGCGAACGCACCCGGCTCAAGCCACCAGAGACCGTGATCGCTCAGATTAAGACGACTCATGGCTGGAGACTCTTTCTTCGATAGATCGACCTCACCAAAAAAGTCATTAAATTTTTCAACCAGCAGTGTGTCTCCCAAATGCAGGTCAATGCTGGCGGCGTTAACTTGGTCCGTAGTTGCGTTCTCCAGAACCCCGTCGTCAACCAGATCAACAAGTTGCGTGTACGTCAGCAGACTCATCACTTACCCTCCAGCTTCTCAAGCCGCTCTATCTCAGCGTTGATATAAAACTGGATCTTCTTCGCATCACGCAGCTTAGGACTGTGAGAAGCCTGCCCATAGCGGTAGCAGGCTCGGAATATCTCGCCGATCTGAGCGTTCATATCACGGTGCGAGATCAGGTGCTGCAACTCAGTCGCACCCTCGGGGAGCTCGTAATAGCTAGCGGTGCTGCCGTCAGAAATGTAAGGCTCTTTTCGCTCAGTCATTGCACATGCCTCCATGTATTGAAGTTGATCGCATCCCACGCGGTTGCGTACTTGGTGTCGTAGAGCTTGGCGACACAGCGGATGCAAATGTCGTATTCGTAATGCAGCTCGCGCATGCGGCGAACATCAGACTCGGTTAGGCGGGCGGAGTGGTGCTTTTCACCCCTGACGTGATTGTATGCTTTTCCCATGTCTCTGAACTGTCTGTGTGGGTTCGGTCAGAAACTTTCACTCTATGAAAGTTTTTTGTAATAAGTGCTGGCTTGTAGCTCCGACGGCCAGCGCGCCGTATCCACAAATGAGCGGCGGGAGTACAGCAGGGAGCACCGCTCATATCCTCAGCTACTAAGGGGGGAAATTAAAAAGTGCTGCCCTCCGAATCAACTCCCTGCAACACGCGCAGCGTCGTGTCACGGCAAATGTCATTGTCAGTCGTGTCAGTGTCAGGGTTGTACACATCAGCAAGCGCGTCATCATCATTGGCATACTCATGTCCAGTGCGCTTGTGCCTGATCCGGGTTTCAGTCTCCGGCAGGAGAATCTTGCTTCCATCCGGGCGGGTTCCCGCGACTCGTGCCTTTTCAATCATCGTCATCTGTATGTTCCTCTCTTGGGTCGGTGTCCTTTACTATCACAGGAAAGCCGTGCTTGTGAAGCAGGAAAGTGTTACTCAAGTAGTGCTCAAGTGGTCGGTCAATCCCTCGTTTAGCATCTTCCCATAGCAGCTCTTTAATCTCCTCAAAGTAGTTACGCCGGTTCCACTGGTGCTCAATGGCCGCCTCGGTGCGGGGTGATGCCTCGCTGAACTCCACCTTCTCCGCGTACTTTCTCAGCTTGCTGTCGATGCGGGATATGATCTTGTTTATCTCCAAGACGGCTGCGTACATCTTGGTCTCGCGCATCTTCTCGTCTTGCTCACTCATGATTCTGCGCAACTCTTGGCGTTGGTTCTTGGTAATTTCTTTCACTCGCTGTTTCCTATACCGCTTTCGCCTTGTCTCCTTGCGCCTGCATGACGTGCAGGTTGGCATAGGTCGGCGGTTTTTGCCCCAGAACATTTTGGTGGGGAGAACCTCCCCACACACGTCGCACTCCTTCATGTTGATCCCTCACTTCCTAATTAGGAAGGTCACACAGAACCCTCACAGCAGCGCACGCCGCAATGCGGACACAGGCAAGCGGCTCGATCATCCAGCTCCGGCAAGACGTTGCCACATGCTGGGCAGTGAAACTCTTCAGGGTCATTGTCTTCAGTTATGGCCCTCTCAGCCAACTCAGCGAAGTCACCCCCAGAACGGCTGTACAGCCCATCGCCCACATCAATGAATGACTCACCAAAACTAAAGAACTGTTTGGGTCGCACATCGTCAGGAATGGTTAGTGTCTCACCTGTCTGGTGGTCGATGAATCTACGCCCCACCCACTTTGCAGGGTCAAAGTAATTACTCATCGTCATCTAGCTCCACGGCCCTCGATGAAAGCGACATAAGGTGTAGCTTCATCTGTTCAAGAAAGTAAACCAGCTCGACTGTTGAGACGTTGGTCGTTGCCCGCGCCTCTAAATGGTCATCCTTGTTGACTCCGATCACAGTAATCGCTTTGAAATCTCCCTTAGCCATGTCAAGCAAGGCGTCAGGCTCCTCAGCAGACTTCCTTGTATGTAGCTTCGTGATGTTATCAGTCATGCTCAGTTTTCCTCACTATATAACCAGAATGTATCACTATCTACCCTTCGGCCAATGTTTGGCAAGGTCTGGCCGGGATGGGCAAACAACAGCTTGGATAGTCGCTCGGCAACATCACTTTCAAGCTCGTCGATATGTTTAGCCCGATCCGGCCCATTGCGCCACTTGGGCGGGTAGACACCTGTGCCGTGGCGGTCTAGCCACCACTCACCCTCGGCATCGCGAAATACTCGCAGCATCAGATTGAGAATGAGTCGAGCAGCGAATCGACACGGGCACGCACGTCATCACGCACATCTTTGTTCTCCTTCAAATCATCAACCTCCACACCTTGAATGGCTTTCTCTGCTTCGTCTGCCATTGCCTCGATGGCCTGATCCTTGGTCAGGTTGAGCTGACGTACAGAAGCAACCGTCTCAGCAAAGCTGTCTAGGATGTTATTGCGAAACCGCTTACGGGTGCCGTCATCCTTGTCAGTAAAACGCTCGGACAAATGCTTGAGCGAGTCAAGAATCCGGGCTCGCACGTCGTTCATGGCGTTCTCAAGCCGCTGCTCGTACTCACGCTCATACTGCGCACGTACCTCCTCCATAGCTTCATGACCAATATCGACTCGGAAGTCTCCAGTCTCTGGGATAGGCAAGTAAGCGACGTTGAACCGGAACTTGTCTGCGATCTCGTTGACATCTGGATACTCCTCTCGGTCAAACATGGTGCCGAGCTTGAACGCCTGCATACTGATCAGCGTCGGATACACGCCGAGAAACGCCTGCACCTTCTCATCAAAGACCCGCTCGTACTCATCGAGCTCCTGTTTGAAGTCAAAGAACTTGTCGGTGGTGATAAGGCGAGGGCCATAGTCAGACCACGGCAGTGTGCGGGCAGACACCCAGTTACGCACCATCGCAGCGTGACGCACAATATCGTCAAGCTCTTGCACACCGGGCAGAAGGTTCTTGTTCACACGCGACGCCTGCTGACTTGCATGCTTGCTGGTGTTGACCTCGTTGGTCACGTTCTTGTCGAGCTTACGAGCCGTCCATGTGCTGATTGAAAGGTCAACAAGCATAGCGCTAGAAGAGATAGATACCGTCATTGTCGTACTCCTTCCTAAATAGGAACTTAGTTGATGTGGATAGTCTTGCCGTAGGGCGACTTGTTGTTGCTGGTGGACACCCACAGCGTGGGCTCGTTGAAATTGGGCCAGTCGCCAAATATGAAACCGTCAGTGAGCATAAGCACAAGCTCGGGCTTAGTGCCCATCGCATCGACGAACTGCTTAACACAGTTAGGATCAGTGCCGCCAAAGCCAGCGGGCTTGGTCGAGCTAGTCAGAGTCTCGTACTCGCCGGGCACATACACCTCCTCGCTGGCGACTTGGCTGTCCCAATACAACAGGTGCAGGCGCTCAGGTGGCATGTCCTGCGTGATCTTCACAACCTCAGCCATGAACATACTCAGCATGTCAGGGCCAACAGAGGCAGAAGTGTCAACGCCGAGCACCATGGGCCCGATAGACTCAGAGAACGGCGTGGGCATATACATGCCGTCCGCCAGCCAGCGTCGGTTTGGCCTGCGCCATGTGCTGCTGTCACGGCCAGCACAGACAGACTGCACGAAGTCTTGAAGCTGCTCACGCCAGTCAACCTGCGGCTCAGGAATCGCACCAATGTCACGGCCAGTCTTGCCATTGAGCTTGCCAGCGAGAATGTCACCCTGACGCGCCGCCTGATCGACGGCACTCTCCAGCTCCTTGCGCTCCTTCTCGGTCATCGACTTGGCTTGGTCAAAGCCATGCTCGTCAAAGCTACCCTGACCATCGTTACCATCACCGTCATCAGGCTCGTCATCAGAGTCTTTCTGCCGCTTGAGGTCGTCATATACCCACTTGGCATCCCAACCCCGATACTTCTCGTCAATGCAGATGTTGAGGTTGGGCAACTCGATAAGCTCACCGGACGGGTCGAGGTCAACGATCTGCTGGTTGATAACGTAGTCACACGCCATATTGGTCAGCTTGGCGTCCTCATCCCAGAGCTTGCGCCACGTCGTCATGTGCTTGTAGAGAACATGGAAATTCTCATGCGCCACGACAAAGTTAAGCTGCTTCTCATTGAGAGACTCCATGAACTCACGCCCATAGAACTTATCTCGCCCGTCGGTGTAAGCCGTGGGGACGCCGGGCTTGACCCGGCTATCACCCAGCACGATGATCCCAGAGAGCAGCGCGAACTTCGGTGATCGCATCAGTGATATGTGGCTGCGCTGCAGGCGCTGCTCAGGTGTCAGGTTATTCATTGCTGTACTCCTTCCTAATTAGGAACTAAACCAGATAGCTGTTCTCGCGTGCCCAGTCCGTGAAAGCCTTGTTCTTGACCATCACCCCTGCAGCCTTGCTGCGCATGGCGTTCTGCACAAACATGAACTGCACCTCACGGGGCAGGCGGACAAGGTATGTCATCCACGGGCCAACATTCTCAGTAGTCAGGCGAGTCACCGCACCCAGCGCCAGAATCACGCACGCAATGGGCGAGTCAGGCACCTTCACAGTGTCAGGCTTCTCGATGATGGCATTGAACGGCGGCAGTGCATCGGCCACGGACAGGAACGCCTGCATGTCACGCGCAGCAGACTCACCGATGGTGCCGGACAGTGCCGAAATCAGCACGTCATCCGTCAGATTGGCACGCTGCTTGACGATGTGCGAGGCGTGCGCCAGCGAGCGAGGCGTGACAAAGGCGGCCTGCTGCTTGCGAGGGTTGAAGATATACGGGTTGTCCGCCGAGCCCTCGGGGTCGTCAGCATAGCTGGCGAGGCAGTGTGGATACTCCTTGACCCACGCCATCACGGTCGGCTCGATGTCATTGGACACACCCCACTCAATCCACTCGTCAGCGTCAGGCTTGCGCACTGTCATAAAAGTCACACGGTTGCGAGCATGCGCCTGCAGCATGTCGCCCACACCATCGCTTGCCATGTTAGTCGTGCCAAACACCACAGAGCCCTCGGGCAGCTTGTGGTTGCCGATGCGATGCTCAAGCAACAGAGTCAACAGGGCGTTCTGCACAGGACGCATGGCCTTGCCAATCTCGTCGAGCATAATAATCAGCGGCTCATCACCGACGAACATCTTGTTGGGCACAAACTCAACCGAGTCATGGACACGGGGCATCTGCAGGTCGCCAAGGTCGAGCAACGCGCAGTCGATATAGCGAGGCTCAAGCTCGGACTTGTCTGCCAGTGCATGAAGCATGGCTGATTTGCCTATGCCGGGCTCGCCCTGAAAGATAAAGGTGTTGGTCTGCCCACAGGTGCGGACAAGATTGGCTGCTTCGTTAAGGCTCACGTTAGTCATCATTGCTGTACTCCTTCCTAATTAGGATCTCAAATATCTTCGGGTTTGCCAGTAAACTTGCCTTGCAAGTATGTGTCGTAACCCATTAACTCCATCTCTATGCGAGGGGCTTCCGCCCACACATGGTGCATCGGGCCTCCATCATTGTCGTGCCTGTATCGGTATTGATAGCGCTCGGCTCTCTCCAACGCCTGCATTACCTTGACCGCCTCGGGGACGGGCAAAACAACATCCATAAAACCGAGAGACACTCGGGCCATGTTTTTCTGAGGCGGTTCGGGTTTCTTATCTGTCATGCCATACTCCTAGTTCTCCCACTGTGAAACACTATTATCTCATATCTGAGTTGAAAAGTCAAAACGGTACTAGCCAATCGGCGTGCCTGTGGCAGTGTTCACAGCCCGCTGAAGGTCCACGTAGTCCTCCAACATGAGGCTATTTCCCTCGTCGTCCCAGTCCTCTTCTACCTCAACATCGTCGTAGTCCTCACCGATTCGTGCGAACCGATACGCCGCATGGCAGTTTTCAACCGCCCACTCAAGCATTTCATGTACAGCGTCTACATCCTCAAACCCTCGGTGCCACTTAACGGCTTCATATCGCCCAACTAACACATGCACATCCACACGATCCCATGATCCGACTATCACTTCTCGCCAAAACTTAGGCTCTGCTAACTTGTACGCCATAATAAATTTGTCGCAATCGCCTTTGGTCTTAAACCCCAACGCAATGCCTACGTCACTTCTGTATCCCATCGCTGTACTCCTTCGTAAGTTAGTCGCGGTGTCCGCTCCTAATTAGGAAACTAAAAAATAAAAGGCCCGTCTCGTGGGCCAGACGGTCGGTTCCCGAGTAGAGATAGCTAACGGCTTATGCCGCTGAGGGAAAGTCTCGTGCCGACTGTGCGTGTTTTTGGGCATGAGTACCCGAGGCACTACGCACTCACCTCTGGGGTATCTAGGCAGATAGCGCCTCACCAACCTCGAATGTCTCCTCAAAGTCACGCGCCCACTCTATGAACATCTCTTCGCTGGTTTGGAACTCAATCTCATCACGGATGCGGTCATACACGCGCTGCTCGGCGTCGTGCAGGCGGTCGCCCAGATCATCAGCAAAGTGATCAAAGCCTTCGGCCTCGGCTGTCTGGAATGCTACTGATTCAGGCAGACCATCGTAAATGCCGCCTTTTAGGCGATACACACAACCGTCAAAATCTTCATGATCCTCATCCTCCTGCATAGTGTCCAACTCCCACTTGATTACAGAGATCGGACTTCTTGGCGAGCAGATAGACCAGACGTGCAGATAGTCACGCCCCATCAACTCAAGGCACATAGGGAAGTCTTGGCGCAGTTCGTCGAGTATGGCCTCACTTATCTCGTCGTAGTAAACCGTTGAATCAACGGCAACGCCATCGCCCTGCGAGAAAGCGACGCGATAATTTATATCATTGGTGGCATGCCAGCCAGTGCCCTCCAGCTCCTGCTTTATGTAGTGAGGTATGTCCTCTTCGAGTGTCATGCCAAGCACGTCATGCTGGCCCTCAGACCAATGCAAAAAGTGGGTCTCAAACTCATTGGGGTAGTGCTCTTTCAGCGTATCAACATCAACTTTCATCTCATGTACTCCCTTCCTAATTAGGATGTTTACTCGTAGAACTTGTGAGTGCCAAGCTGGCCAAGGTAGCGGTAGTCTCCCGCCCAGTCAGGCTCAACGTAGTCAGCGTGGTAGTGCGTCGCAGTAAGGCCAAGCGACATACGCTCAGTCAGCACCCAGTCAGCCAAGTCCTGCGCTTTCTGCCATGCGATCATGTCACCGGGTCGCTCCGGCAAGCCGTCGCAGTAAAAGCTGAACTGGCAGCGGTGGAGGCGCTCGCCACCCTGCGTGACTACAGAACACACGTCATCGGGGAACCGCTCTGCCTCGACACGGTTCATCACTACCTCGGCAACGGCAAGTTGCCCGTCGAACGGCTCACTCCGCGCTTCGTAGTAGATCGCTAGTGCTAGGCACAGTGCTGCGCTAGTCATAATCGTCGCTCCACCTTTGCTTTCTTGCCTTGACCAAGTGTTTGGATTGCATCATCCATCGAGTCGCCAGCAGCACCTCTTCCGGGGAGAACCTATTCAC